TTTGCAAGTTTTGCATCTGAACTGTCAGCAGTAATTCTTGAAACTTTTACAGTAACTGGAAAATCAGAATCAGCAATATCCTCAGGGAAAACAATTATATGGTCTTTAAAATAGGGTGAGGTGCTTTTACCAGTAACTAAACCTCCACCAGTATGAATAGAGCGATCAAGTCCAGTCAAATTTCCTGATCTATTGATTTTTTTTATTAAAGTATTTGCTTGATTTCTAACTTCGATTTCATATTCAACAGTAGTTCCTTTAATGTCTCCGTTATCTTTTATTTCTTGTAGTCTAGGAAATCCTATAGTTACTCTCACTCCATCTGTTGAAGTGTCAGTAATAGTGACTGTTTGCGATTGTGATTGTGTTACCGTTACTCCTACAGTTCTATCTCTTTCAGTTTCTACAAGTCCTTGTATTTTTGTTTGGTTTGAAGTGCCAAGCCTTGTAAAAAAAGATGGAGCATTTGCTTCACTTGTACCAAAATTAAAATCATTTATATCTGGGTCTGTATTGCTTGCACCGTCTCTTAAGACTTGAGTTCCATTTAAAAATAAATCTTTAAGACTTGCTATCCGATAGGCAGTAGAACCATGTGTTAACCCAGCATCTATAGCAGAGGGGAAACCAGCTATCTGCCCTTCCCCAATAACATCTACAAGAGTCACAAACTGCCTTGACCCAATGTCTCCATCTTTCATGGTGGAGTCAAAGAAAGAAGTGCCAGCTCCACCAAGCTGTTTCATTTCCTGTTGACCAGACTGAGATAAACTGTTAGCTCCTAAATTACTTGGTAAAACCATAATTAACTCTTAAATACTGGGGCAGTGTCAGTACCAGAACTGACCACAATTGAGCCTGTGAACACCTCGCCATAAATTAAAGGTATGCAAACACCACTTCGAGATACGTTTTGAATACCATTAAAAGAAAAGTTTACTCTTGAATCTGTCTCACTAAGTGCGGCAGTCGTATCGCCAATGCTTGGTTGTTGTGGTGGGAAAAGCATATTTGAAACACCACTTACCGCCATTGATAAACCTGTACTTACCAAGACACTTCCAAGAGTTGCAATAATAGAAATGCTTGAAGCGGCGGCGGCCGCACCACCACCAATTAGTGCGGCGGCAACCCAAAACCAAGCCCCAGAGACAATAGGAATCATTCTAATTTCACCTTCACTTCTTATAAATAAATCCTCTTTAGTTTTTATAACATCATTATTAATTGTTATTCGATACATATTCTGAGCTAGATGTGGTTCAACATCTGGATAATTACAGGCAATATACTTATAGACATCTTTCATAGTTTTTACATCAGCGTAGTTAACGTGCCAGCCAACTAATTCAGCTAATCTGCCATAAACTTTTATTTTTCTCAAACCCTGTTCATCTTCTCTTCTTTCTCTATCAATAAATTTATCTTTTGTAAGCATAGGTTTATGTACTTTTGGTTTTAATTCTTGTATTTCATTATTTTCTGGACTCAAAATAAACCAAGATAAACCAAGAAAATCACAATTTTTTATATCTTCTTCTGATGGTGTTAAATCATTATTAGGGTGTGAGTGACAGATGTGCAAAACAGTACCAGTTTCTTCAGCCTTCGCCCAATCTTCTGGGTCAATCGTAAAACTATTAGCACCTTCTATAGCAATATTTTTACAAGGATAATATTCTTTTACACCATTTTTATCAATAACCAGACCACAAGATTCCTCTGGCAATGTTTTCTTTGCATGAGATAAAGCTTGCTTTTGCCAGTTGTTCATACAAAAGTACCTACTGAGGGAAAATCTTTTCTAGTAATTATTCTCTTAGGTGCTGATCTGTTCTCTAAATCAAGAGCAGAGGCACATTCAAATTCTACAAAATCTTTACTCTCTACAGTTTTTCGATCAATAAAAAATGTTTGGTTTTCATAAGTATTGTTAGCTGGTGTTCCAAATGGATTTGTACCAGATTCAAAATTAGCATGATCTAAAAATTTAAGTAGTGTAACTTTTCTAATAAATTTTGCACCATTAAGTCCATTTTTTGGTGTTGTTAGATTTGCACTAGTCATCAATGCTGTTACATTTGAAAATAAATTACTAATCCTTACAGTTGGTCTAGGTCTTGTCGTTCTTGTCTGTGCGTATTCAAAACCATTTGCCTCTATTGGTATTCTTGTATAACTTGAACCTTGAAAAACAACATTGTAAGTTGTGTTCATATTGATACCATTATGAAACCTTTTTACATCGCTACTGCCATGCAATGCAGAAACAAGATGTATTTCAAACAGTTCTATCTTGGCACTTGGATTTGCTTTCTGTAGTTCTTCTGTAGGTATAGCCATTAAGGTTCAAACACCTCCCTAAAAGTACAATTTAATGTTGCTCTGTTTGCGTATGGTATTGTCTTTGACCAATTATCACAAACAAAATTAGCTGTACCACTTTTTGTAACAGTACAGTTTCCAGAATTGGTTGCACTACTTCCAGCAGTAATTACAAAGACGTTGGCACTTGTTAATGAGACAACTGAGAATGTTCCATCTGTTGCACTTCCAGAGGTAAAATCTACAGTAATAGAATCATTTGCAAATAATTGATGGTCAGTAACAGTAACAGTTATTGTTGTGCCACTTTGCGAATAAGTCCCTGTTTTTACAGTAGTTTGGTTAGGTGGTGTGAAAGTAAATGAAGCTTGGTCTAAGGCTCTTTCGTTTAAAAAATATTCAATTTCATCACTCTCTGTTTCTGAAATATTATTAAAAACAAGATTGTAAACTTTGCCATTTTTATGTGCTGGAATACCTATCAGTTGACGTTGTTCAAAGCCGTCCATAAAGTTTACTCTTTTTATTTTAGGCTGGCTTCTCTTTGAGATTCCGTAAGCTGGTTGAACTGTTGTTGGAAATGATGCCATAGTTATGCGTTAGATAATAGACCGCCAGCTCGTTTTTGGTTAGCTAGTTCAGTTTGTATTGCGGCCGCTAATACTTTACCAAACTCATTTGCTTGTCCATCATTACCTTGAACTTCAGTGCCAGACGCATCTACGTTTATTGTTACTACATTTGTAATCCCACCGCCACCACCTAATTGACTATTTGGAATTATATTGCCACCTTTAGAACCCATTTTCAAAATCTCAGGGCCTCTTTCTCCTACAACATAAGCACCACCAGCAGATACAGGGCCACCTCTTTCTTTAAACAATCCACCTAAGAAACCACCAAAACCTTTTCCTCCACTTAAAGCATTACCTATACCACTTAAAGCTTTGTTTAATGCAAGTTTTATTAATTGTTGTTGTAAGTTACCTAATACATTTCTCATTGCATCGCCAAAAGATTTAGCACCAGTGATTGCGTCTGTAAGATTATTCACTAAATCGTCTCTTACAGATTCTCCTATTTTTTTGAAGGTGTCTTGTAATTTTTCAGCCTCCTCTCTTGCTTTTTTTTCAGCTGGGGTAAGCTCTTCAACTTTCTTTTTAATTAGTCCAGTAGCGTCAACTATTTTATTTTTAGCGTCTAGCTGTTTGTTGTTTTCATCTGTTATTGTTTTCTCAACTCCAGAAAATTCAAGTACACCTTCTTTCAATCTGTCTAAGTTTTCTTTTGCCCCTTTTAAAAAGTTCTTACCAAATTCTTTAATGCCTTTTATTTTGAAATCAAGTTCGGGTAGTTCAATACCACCTAGTAATTTTCTTAGTGGTGCAGGTATTAGATTTACAATTTTTTCAAATGCTTGCCTAAAGAAATCGACAATGCCTTGAGCTAAATTACCGACTTTAGTTCTGACACCATTAATGAAAGAAGCAACAACTTTTATAGAGTTACCTATAACACCACCGATTACTTTACCAATAAAAACAGCCCTATCTGAAGCATCTGTGATAGCTTCTTTTATTCCAATCCACCCTTGTTCAAGACTAAATAAAGCATTTGTTCCATCTATTCCTAGTGACTCTCCTATAATTTTTCCAATCTGGCCTACAGCCGCAGAAACAGCCCTAACAGGCATTAATACTATTTCAAATGCAGAACCTAAAGCTTCAACAGTTACAGCCGCAACTTTAAGGACTTCTCTTATTACTATTCCAAACTCAGAGCCTTCAGTAGTTAAATTTGTAAATGCAGTACCTAATCTTGTAAGTTGTCCTTGTATAGTATTCTGTGCTTCAAATGCGGCTTGAGCCGCAGTGCCTTGTGCATTTGCTTGATTTGCTAAATTCTGGTTAAAAGATACTAATTGGTCATTTAACAGAGGTAGTATTGCTGTTCTTGCCTCAACTGAACCAAAGAATTGTGCAAGCGTTTCTTCACTCGCCCCACCTTTTGCCACTAGCTCCTCTAAAACTCCCCCTAAACCTTTTGTTTTAAGTGCTGTTGCACTAAAGTCTATTCCAAGTTTTTCTGCCGCGTCTGAAGCTTCTTTTGTTGGTTTTTGTATCGCCGCAATAACTTGTCGTAATCCAGCAAAGGTAGATTCAACAGGAACACCAGTTGCAGTGACAGTAGATATTGCCGCATTAAGTTCATCTATACCAACACCAGCACCAGCCGCTATAGGTGCTAAACGACCTATCTGCTGTGCATATTGATCTACAACGATTTTACCATCATTTTGAGTCTGTATAAATCCATCAACTAACTTAGCCGCCTGATCTGAACTTAGACCATAAGCATTGAGAACAGAGGTTGTTGCATCAGCAACAGTAGCTAATTCAGAAAATCCACCAGTCGCACCTAACTGTGATGCCTTTAAAACATCTGTTAGTTCAGCAGTCTCACCAAAGCCAGCAGATGCTACATCATAAGACGCTGATAACAAATCAAGTTGTGAAACTTGACCACTCAATTGATTAGATAAGCTTGCAAGTTTTGGATTTAATGCATCAGCATCTACTCCCAAAGTTTTAATTTTTGCATTTGCAAAATCAGCGGCCGCTAAATTTGTAAAAGTTTTAGTAAGAGCCGCAACTAAAGTAAGACCAGCAGTAAGTGGCCCTAAAGCTGTTGCCAACGCCGCCCCAGCAGTTCTAAAGCCTACAGCCGCCCCTTTTGCACCAGCACCAGCACCAAAAAAACCCTTTTGCAGTATAGGTAAAGCTTTATTTGCGTCTTTTAATTTGCTATTTGTTCCGTTTACAGTTTGATTAAATTTTTGTGCCTGTGTATTTACATTTTTTAATGCTGTTATGGCTTTCGTAGCTCCTACTCTTAGTTCTACGTTTGAAACTGCCACGACTTAACAATAACTCCTTTAACTATATCTTGATTTGCGTTTGATTGCATCTATCTCTCTTTTTTCTCTTTCATGTTTTAACTCATAATATCCAGCAAAAAATACCAACTCTTCATCTGTGAGTTGTGTTCTTAATTCACTTACTGTCTTACCTAATTCTGTTGCAAGGAAAAACTCAAAATTTAACCAGTTATCCCCCTTTAGGATTCCTTTACGTTATCAATAGTTGCGTTTTGATTTATACCAAATAAAAATAATTCAATTTCATTTAAAACATTCTCTGGTAATTCATTTTGCAAATTAGCAAAATCGGCTGGGTGAAATGCTTTTGTGCCATCTTCATTCTCTGCCAACTGACAAAGCATATGAGTTGAAACAATTAAGGGGTCATCACTGCCAGCCCTTTGCGTTGCTCTGGCTCTGTCTGCCCTTGTAATAGCCTTGAAATATAAACTGCATACTGTTTTGCCGTTATCATCTTTAACGTCAAATTTTCGCCTTTTAGAAAGGTCAAAAGCGTCCTTTAAAAGGTCGAGGGTTTTCTTTTCTG